CTCCTTAGAAAGAGGGGGGAAACCGTTCCCGAATTACAGTAGTCCCTAACTGTACGGCAGGAGAGTTGAACTCCTGTCACACTCCGCACAGTGGGCATGCAACATGCCGACGCCTATCCTGGTACCTTTCCACCTAAAGGATCCCTCCCCCATCCGCAGCCCCCCCTCCTCGGATGCTCTTACCATCACTTCAACTAACTTCCATTGATACCGGTACCCGGTTCTAACGGGCCACAAACCTGCCCATGGCGAGGTCTTGTGCGGATACGTCCCCCAGGGTTTCCCACTAGGTTTCAGGCTTGGTACTGAACTGGCATGCCAACCACCAGATCCACCCGAAGGTGGTATGTCCTTCCGCCCGAAGGCGGCAGCCGTACTCCGGTCAATGGTGCGAAACGAATCATCGTTAGTTGTCGCTCCGACTCAAACACCCCCAAGGGGGCCTCACTCTGTCTCAAACCCTCGGACCGGAACGGATTCCAGAGATGTCCCGAAGGAGAGTTGACACCGTCCGCCCCGAGGCAAGACAGAGTGATTGCTTCCAGGGAAAGTAATCAGGCGATGGAGAGGATGGAATCCTCGGAATCGTTGATGAAGACTTTCCTCGTCGATATTACCGTCCCCACCCCAGGCCGGCTCTCTCGGGTGGAACCAAGAGAACACGACCAGGGGTGGATTCAATCACCGAACCAGACTCGATCCAGAAGCCTGGACCCGGGACGTGGTCCCAAACAAGTCTTTTCTTAGGGGACAGATAGACTTGCTGCCATCTCAGGGCCTTCCTGTGGGCGAACCTCCGACGGAGCTCAAAGTAGGTTGATTGGTCAACACGAGGATCAACCCTACACTGAGCACTCTGGAGACGGAGATCTGGCCGTGACCTGGCATACGCCGCCGCAGTCGGATGGGATGGGGGGGTCTTAACCGTAAGTCCCATCCTCTGATTGCAGCGGCCATACGCATCACGCAGGCCGGCCATGAAGATCTCCACCTCCGTCGGAGGTTCATCAACCTCTCCCCACCTTCGGAACTCACGCATACCATAGGTCATCGAGACTGCGCGTCGCACAAACGACTCGCAGCCCCTCACCTCTATGCGGGAACCCGAAAACGGAGGCGGCTCCCCCTCCGAGATCACTCTCCCAATCTTCTTTCGGTCCTCGGGGACTCTCAACCACCAGCTAGCAAACAACTTAGCTGAAGGGAGATGGCCCCCAAGGCCGCCGAAACGTATTGGGAAGAAGAGGGGTCTCGGAGTGAGCCGAAGGAGAGGTTGGAAAGTGCTAACAATGAGTCGACGAGCAAGTTCAGGCCGGGGTGCCCCCCGAACAAACTCCGTCGCTCTCGCACCTATCTCCTCGAACGACATCTCATCCAACCGACCATGTTTATCTGAAAACCTCAAGAGACGGAGGTTAACGCATGGCAGGTGTTTCCATCCTTGAGAACAAAGGATGAAAACCTGAGAATTGATGACGCCGACGGAAGGGTGCTGATAGCACTTCCCCACAGAAAGAGCCCAATTGGCCTCAGTCACGGCTCTCTCCCAGCGGGTGTAGGATTCCCTGTTCTCCACGGATATAATATCATCACCATTAATCCGTACAGGCAAACTCCTACCCTTCACGCCTCGAAGCAACTTCGAAAGGCGCCCGGGATCCTCGAACCGAGACCGAAGCCAAATGGCCAGGTTGATGATGCAGAGCACAGGGAAGGACAAATGGCAACCCATGAGCTGTCCTGACCTCTGCTCCACCACTCGACCACCCGGATAATGGAGCACATTGTCCGTCAAGGACCTCCGGGCCTCCCTCACAACCAA